TGACGTAGCCATACTTTTGGAGCTTTGCTGAGACGGATTCAGTGGGCTAATTGGGCTTACTGGGTTTAGTACGCTACCCATATTGGTCGGGTTGGTTGCTGATTTAACGCACATATCTGTGGTTGTTACCCATGGAGACCATATAGGCTGTCCATAAGGATCTGGGCAAATTGAAGTTCTATTCTGCATAACAGCCCCTACATACCCACTCGGGCAAGATAAGGACTGCGTTTGGCTTGACGGGCTACATGTAGGCGGTGAAGGAGTGCATGAATTGGCAACTTGATACCAGCCAGTAGTGACTGGAGAACCCCAGGCGCTGCTTGGGCAAGCCGTATCCCTACGCCAAGTAGTTGATCCAGAGAAGTTTGATGGGCACGGACGCTCTTCAACCATTGAAGAAGGGCTGCAAATAACCAATGGCGGGCACATTGGGTCTTGTGGATTAGACGGACACCAGTACATACGAAGCGCGGTGCTTGGGTCAATGCCTGTGCATTGTAGGTTTGATATGTAACCTTGCGCTGTGGGTACGTATGTGCATTGCTGCGCATAACTACTCTTTGGGCTTAGCAGTAATAGGAATAATATTAGGTACTTGCCCATACAATTTCTCAAATTTAGCTGGTTTCTGTTTGATCCATTCATTACGAGCGGCATCTCCCACTAAACCGTCAATTGGGCACGGAGTACCAGACATCATCATGGCGTCCCAGATTCGACTGTCCTGACACAAAGTAGCTACTGCGGCAACTTTTAAACCTAGGTCGTTTAACGTTTTGGCTAATTTGATTCGTTCACAGTTGACGTCTGTATAAACGGTACCTCCAGAGAAGCCAATAACCGTTGAGCTAACAGCCCCAGATACTGGAATGCCGCATACGTCTTGGCTGAACGCAGACATAGATGGAGCAATAGCCGAAGGAACGGGCTGCCCACGATAGCTCATTACGATATTAGAATCCTGTGCTTGAGCTACAGAGGCGCAACACAATCCAAATACAAACAACAGCTTCTTCATGTTAAAGCGTACTTCCGCCAAAAGACATGTTGGCTACTACGATAGCTACGTGCTGTTCTGGCTCGGCAAGGCTATGCCCACAATCACCGCAAACTTTGGTTGCCAGCTCAAGCTCATCTACGTCACGCCCACAGTTAGGGCAGTAGATTTCTACCGTATGGCGTGGTTTAAATTCGCCATCTTCCATCGAGTCCTGGATCTCTTTAATCATTTACAACTCCTTTATAAAGGTTTTGTCATACCAGAAGCAAACGCGTTAATCCCCGCTGGTATTTGGTCGGGGTCTAATATTTCTGCAGTGTCTTTATCTCGTAAGGCATGGACGCAGTAAGCAATTGTTCCATCTTCTATCGCTTCGATAAAGTGGCTTTTGCCAGCTTTAATAAAAATCATGTGTGGGGCTTTAAACTCAGTGACATCTTCCCCTACGTGGACCTTAACAGAGCCATGCGCTAATAGCGTCATATGGTCATAATTATGCACATGCCCTTCATTTGCATCACCAGCTTTGGCAAAATACATCTGACGAAGCCATAAATTAGTCGCGCAAGTTATTTTTGTGTCAGGATAGCTCATCTTTTTCCCACATTTCCTTTTCAATAGAAAAACCAAACATCCATATTATTCTTGGGCTATTGCCTTCAACTTCAGTTACGTAGTGCTCGTACTCAGAGGTTAAATAGCAATGTAAATCACCTGCTTTTACATCTACTTGCTTACCATCTACAAATAACTTCCCCCCACAATCTGCCGCTTGGGTAATAATGTTACACCTTAAGGCTGAGAAACCGTGCTTAGAGTTGTCTTTGTGTTTAAAAACGTCCCCACCAACTTTTGTATAACTGACGACGATTCCGTCTCTACCATGCCTTTTAATAATCTCAGTGTCTACAAAACCTAAGTGGTCCCTAATCCTCTGAAATATTTCATGAGCTATTTTTGGGTAAACAAATCTATGTCCATACATTCTTGTGTTAAGTCTTAAATCAGTCGCTCCACATACGGACCTACCCATGTCAAGCCATTTATTTTCTACGCCCTGCTCCGTCCATCTATTAAGCTCCGCCATTTCATTAGCGGTTACAAAGCTAGGTACTATATCTAAACGCATTATCTAAACGCTGGCCCACCAGCCCAAGTTACAGCTGAATACCTTGTGCCAGACACAACTGGAGTTACTCGATGCTCTAAAAAAGAAGGGAAAACTATAACCGACCCTTGTTGCATTTTTGGTTGTTCTGCATCAGGTAAACTTCTAAATTCTAATTTACCGCCTTCATATTCTGAACAATCATTCAATTGGATGCTTATACTAAGTTTCCTTTGAAACCCATTGTTATCTGGAGGCATTGTGTCAATATGCCAATCGTAGTGTCCCTTTTTTTGGTATCGACCTATTTGAACGTCTGATATATGGATAAACTCGTAGTCCCAATTTGCTTGTTTATTTGCAGATGTAATATAACTCCAGGCTACACATCCTATTGGGGACATAGCATTAGCCCATACAACATCGGTTATACGCTGTTTTAATACTGCTTCTTGTCCATTCAACGTAGACCCAACTGTACCTATTTCTTTTTTATTCCAGTCTGTTTCTTTAAGTACTAGATTACAAAAATCTTTACTTAAAACTTTATCCCACAGCCAATAAGAAGTAGTTAACATTTACAGAGTAGCTGCTGGTATGCTAGTTGGATCTTCTTGCAACAGTCCAAATTTTACTAGTACTTTTGCAATCTTTTTTTCCTCTTCAATTTGCCGCCACATGTCCAGATTGGCTTTTTCCTCTGCGGTGAGTTCTGAGGTGAGTTGTTGGGTAGTTCCTTCTTGCGGAGTTACTAGGCTCGCAAGTTCATTAGAATTTGCTATTCCGTTTGCTAATTTGTTTAATCGCTCCATATGCCAAGTCGGAATAAGGTTTTGAATATACGTTTCTAATTCTTCCCCAGTTATAAAAAGATCATTCTCATTAATAGGTACATCAATAGCTATAGGCGCCATGTTTTCTGCAAACTTTACTAGCAGTTGACCTGTATTTTTATTAAATTCTAAAATTGTATATGCACTCATTTTCTATCCTATTATGTAATTGAACCATTACGATTACCTGTTGGGCCTGAATAAGTAATATTTGAATTACCTACAATACACGCCCCTCCTGCACCAGCCGCTCCTGAAGTTGCGGCAGACCCGCTTGAACCAAAGGAACCTCCTGGCCCCCCAGGGTTTTGCCCACCACCACCAGCAGGGTACGCAGCACCGCCACCGCCAGCACCAGTCAATGAACCACCGCCGCCAGCGCTACCGCTTGCACCGAAATCAGCAAATCCTCCTGCACCGCCGCTACTGTTTCCAATTCCGCCACCGCCACCGCCACCGCCAGAAGGAATAGCGAAAAAGCCCTTACCGCTAGGAGAGTTCCATACGATAGCATTACCGCCACCACCACCGCCACCACCACCAGAAATTCTTCCACTACCATTAGTCAAGGTAAGTGCACGTTGGACAAGTAACGCAGGGCCAGCACTACCACCAGGGCTACCAGCGCCTCCGTAGTTGCTGCCACCAGGGCCACCATTGCCCCCACGACCAATAATGGTTCCATTATTAATAATTGCTACAGTATCCCCAACGTCCCAAGAGGTGTCTACCGTCATGGCATAAGAACCAGTATTTGCAGAGGAAATAAAAACCCCTGCGTTAATAGTTAATGTAAAGTCTGTTTTCCCTGTAAGATACCCTGGTGCTTTAGCGGTGTTGACTGTATAGTTGCTGGTGTTTGCAGAAATAGTAGCTGCCACGGAGATACGATTTGATTTACCATAAAAATCGGTGGGCATTGTAATTGCACCGCTTGGTACTCCAGCTAATGATCTAACCGCTGCATCGTTTAAGCTAATCAGAGTTGTACCATTCCCGCCGTTTTCAATTTGAATGGATTGACCAGCTGTTGTGCCAGCCAGGCTAATTGGTCCAGAAGCATTAAGCGTCATAATTTATATCCTTATGGAGTACCAAAAGCGGTAATGTTAGTAGCTGAAATTAAGTTACCTGTGGAATCTATAGACGCAATAACATTAGCTCCATATTTAAATACTAGCTTCCCACCAGACTCTTGAATTGTAAAGTTAGTAGTCACTAAGTTTGCGGCATTAGAAGCGTTAGCTACTGGGGAAGAACCCAATACAGCAATAACTTGCGCTGCGTTAGCCGCAGTAAAAGCGCTTGTACCATTTCCATAAGCAAGGCCAGTAAGGGTGCTCACACCTGTTCCACCAGAAGCTACTGGTAAAGCAGACCCTAAAGTTAACGAAGACGCGTATGTTGTAACGTCAACTACGTTTGTACCGTCAGTAAAAACAAACATAGTTCTCCCAGAAGGTACTGCAACCCCAGTTCCAGCTGAAGTTTTTACAGTAACCGCATCTGCAAGTTCGTTCTTAATAATGTACTGTTTTTCAATCGTTGGGACAACTAATTGACGTGCCCCACCTGAAGTTCCCACGCACACTAAACGCAAATTACGCGCTGTTTGTGCTGAACTTGAATTTGTTAACGTAAGAGTAACGTCTGCGCTAGTAAAGGTAACGTCTCCAGTGCCAGTAATAGCCTGTTCAATGGCGGTACCAATATTAGTGTTAGTGGAATTCCCCCAGGTACCGTCTTGTTCCCCAGTGGTAATAAGCTCAAATTTTAATGATGAGTATGTACTTGCCATTTAATGCTCCTATATTTATGCCGCCACAGGTATTACATCCTGCCAATTAGACTCTTGTTCGGTATTTACATCTATCCATCCTGAAGTCTGTTCTGTATCTACATCTACCCAAACTGAGTCTTGGAAAGTATTTACGTCACCCCATACATTAACTGTACTAAGTTTAACAACTGTCCTTACCCCAGTCAAATTAACCGATATGCTAACTGAAGACGTTGCAGTTCCTACTCTACCAACTGCCAATATCCCAGTTACATCAACTGTTATACCTGTTTCGATGTCAACGGTGCCAACTACACCAATTGCCTGCACTCCCGTTACATCAATAAAGTTCTCGGTCTGGGTGGTAACATTACCTAGCCTACCTACGGCAGCTACCCCAATTAGGTTGACTACGACACTTCCTTGAGCTTCTACGTCACCTATAACGCCAATTGCATTAACGCCCGTCAGGTCTACCGTAACCCCACCAGAGAACTCTACGTTACCAATTACCCCTGCGGCGCTAACACCCGTCAAATCTACTACGGCGCTACCGCTTATCTCTACATTACCTAGTCTACCTACAGAAACTACCCCAACTAGGTCTACATTAGCGTCTGCCCGAACTTCTACGTTACCAAGCTGCCCAACCGCAGAAACACCTGTTAGGTCTACCGTGACGCTTTCTATAACCTCTACGTTACCTACTTGACCTACTGCAAATACCCCAGTTACGTCAATCGTGACACTTTCTACTACATCTGCATCCCCAATTCGACCAATACCCTTAAGGTTCTGGTTAATTAGGTCAATAATTACGGTGCCTTGGACCTCAAAATCCCCTACGGATACTGGGATAGCCTGACCAAATAGGTCAACCGTTGCTCCTGTAGATACATCTACGCTGTTTAGGAGGGTGGGGACAGCAAAGCCAGTAGCAAAAATATCCGCATTAGCCGCTACTACAACGTCTCCAACCCGACCAACGGCAAATACCCCAGTCAGATCTACGACCGCACCAGCCTGAACTTCTACGTTACCGATGCGCCCAACGGCTTGTACGCCAACTAAATCAACTATAGAGTCAGCAGATACCTCAACATCACCTATCCTGCCAACCCCAAAAACACCATCTACATCTACCGTACAGCCTGTACTGATGTCTACGTTGCCAATTCGCCCTACGGAGAATACCCCAGTCAGATCTACCGTACAGCCAGTACTTATATCTACATTGCCAATTTGACCTATGGCACTAACGCCAACTAAATCAACTGTAACCCCACCAGAGAACTCTACATTACCAATAGCGCCGACAGCGGCTACGCCAACTAAATCAACTGTTATGCCAGTATTTATATCTACATCGCCAACAACGCCTACGGCATTAACACCTGTTACATCAGCTACAGCACTAGCTTGAGCTTCTACGTTGCCAAGGCGAGCAACAGCACTAACACCCGTTAGGTTTACAACAACGTTGGTAAACGCCTCCCCGCTGTCCGCAAAAGGCGCCCCAGCAAAAGGGAAGACGGCAAACATTACTCAGCTTTCAGGACATCAATTTCGGCTTTTAACTCCTTAATAGCCTCAATTAATAGAGGAACTAACTTTTCATATCGAACGGTTAAGTATTTATCATCAATTGGGGCTGAAACTACTATTTCTGGCTGAACTTTTTGTACCGATTGTGCAGTTACTCCAACCTCTTGAATGGATGCGTCGTACCCAAGGGCTACAGCCGTTTCATTGGCGTGATAAAGCAATGTTTCAATCTGACATACTTTATCAAGTGCGTTTTTAATATTCCCAGTTTTAGTCTTTAATCGCTCATCAGAATAAAACGCAGTGACGTTATTGGTTGCACGAATTTCACCAGTTGTACCTGAAGCAGCCGTACCAACACCAAAAGAGCCAAACTGTACAGACGAAGCTGTATTAATTGACTGAGGAGTAGATAACGTAACTGCCCCAGTAGAACTTGATGCAATAATCTGGTCGGCTGTGCCCGTGATTGAAGATACCCCACCAGCTGCTGGAGCTTGAGAAATCCAAGTTGAGCCGTTAGAAGTCAGAACGTTATTGGCTGTGCCAGGAGCTACTACTTTAACTGTGCTTGCGCCGTTACCCAGAATGACGTTATCTGCGGTTAAGTTAGCAGACCCAGTACCACCATAAGTAGCAGATAAAGTACCTAACGTAATACTAGAAGCGTTAATCGCTGTGTTTGCTGCGTTAGTTAACTGGCCTTGAGCATTAACCGTGAAAGTAGCTACTGCACCAGCATTACCGTAAGTAGCCGCTGTAACAGCTGTATTTGCAATACTAAATGCTAAGTTATTAAGACTTAAACCTGTGCCCGCAGAATATACCTGAGAAGAGCTAATCTGGGCAAAGGTAATATTGGTTGTACCAAAGGTAATCGTGCCTGGCGTATTACAGATATAAGTTCGTCCAGCGCCTGTATCGCCGTCGCTTACAAAGAACGCATCGCCCTGACCTAACTTATTAGGGCTGGCTAAACCAAAGGTATCGGCATCGGTTGCACGGGTCAACACCCATTGTGCAGAAGCATTACCTGGATTGGTAACTGTGTAAACACCGTTTTGTACGGCATTAGCTTGTGCATAAACCAAAATACGGGCTGTGTTGGATACACTTACCCCGTCAACCACTAAGGCTACGTTAGACCCGTTATTAGTTAAAGTTGCGCCTACGCCATTACCAGCACCATTTGGCTGGACATATACAGCGTTTAAAGCTACGTCTTCTTCAACTAAAACGGGGTCGTGGTACGAAATACCTGTTGAGAAAAGCCCGTCTACATAGGTCTTATTGGTAATATCTGTGGCATTTGCAGCGTTGGTAGTAATAGTACCTGCAGTTAAAGTAACTGTATTGGCAGTGAACGAACCATTAGAATCTCTAGCTACGATTGTAGAAGCACCGTTGGCTGAAGCCGCTGTTGTATAAGCGTTTGAGATCGTGCCACTAGAAATATTAGAAGCATTAATATCTGCCAATGCCACGCCGTTACCAGAAACAGAAGTAAACGTACCTACGTTAGCTGCAAACGAACCATTTGAGTCACGGGCTACGATTGTGCTCGCACCGTTAGAGCTATTTGCAGTTGTGTAAGCGTTATTAATGGTGCCACTAGAAATATTAGATGCGTTAATAGCTGTAAGTGCTACCCCGTTACCAGAAATATTGGTAAACGAACCTGTAGTACCTGTTATTACGTTACCAGCAAAGGACCCATTAGAATCCCGAAGAACAATAGTGGAAGCACCATTGGCAGAAGCAGCAGAAGTCCTGGCATTGTCAAGAGTTCCAGAAGATACGTTAGAGGCATTAATTGCTGTAAGTGCTGAACCATTAGCGGTGATTACATTAGCTGTAAATGACCCGTTAGAGTCACGGGCTACGATAGTAGATGCGCCATTAGCTGAAGCGGCGGTTGTAAACGCGTTTGAGATCGTGCCGCTTGTAATGTTAGAGGCATTTATATTGGTTAGTGTAGCCCCGTTACCCGCTATGTTTGCAACTAAAGCGCCAACTACAGTAACATTTCCTGGAAAGTTAGCATTCTGATTTAAGTCAAGGGTTAGCGCTGTAGCGGAACCATTAGTTAAAAAAACTAAGTTACCAGTTGTATCACCTGATTGGACAAGGGCTGTTGTATTACTAAGTCCCGCTGATATTGTGCTCATAGTTTAAATGCCTATAATAATGGTGGAAATACTACCCATGGTTGCCCAGACGGTATTGTTAAAGATACCCCGTTTGCGGTTGCTATTGGGCCGTAGGAAAAAGCCGTAGAGTTTGATGGGATTGTGTAGTTATAATTTATGATATTCGAGTACACCGATATACCATTAGTACCATAAAATACTGGCGCCTGTAATTGGTTTAAAGACTGCTGGTATTTAAAAGCAACTGTGCTACTAACAAACCCACTACCCCCAGAACCCGCAAAAGGAACAGTATCTGCAGCTAACTCGGTAGTTATTGCGTTTAACGCAACGGCCCTTTCCGCAGGATATGTTACGAATACAATCTTAGAACCAGCGGAGAAAGATACTAAATTCGCAGCATTACTAGAAGATAAAACTGTATCTCGACTTAATTGATCTGGAGAAGTATATGCTCCAAGACCTACTTCCCATTCACCTTCAAACCCACTATCCGTATTCTGAATAGTGTAGTAGCACGTATTACCGTTACCAATAACCGAAAAAGATTGATAGCCAGTCTCGGCTCCTAAAAGCGTAGCGGTTCCCGTACCAACGACAGCGCTGGTTTCTTTAACCCTATCTTTTAAGACCAAGGCCATCTATGACTCCTTAACTAGCGGTCAGGCGGATAATTGCGCTACTTGCGTCTGCAGTTGGAAAGTTAACAGCAAAAGTACCATTAGTCGATGTTTTGTCGCCACCAAAAGCCAGCACAGCAACAGCTGCGTTAGCTAAGTTAGCGTTATAAATCAAAGCGCCGTTAGCGGTAATCGTTGCATTAGCCCATGAAGTATTAGCAAACGAGATGAAAGCTACGTTACCAGTATTTGTTGGGGTTACGCTAACCGATAAAGTATTACCACCAGCAGAATAGTTGCCAGTAGAAGGGACTTCGTTAGTTGCCGAGTACGCGGTTGTATTCTCACCTAAAGTAGCTGAGCTGGTGTATAAAGCGATTTTGAAGGTGTTTGCTGAAAAGTTTTGCTGACCATTCAAAAGTTGAACTTTGAACGATGTAGCCATTGCTTGGGTAATTGCCATTTTTTGCTCCTAAAAAAATTATCTAACAGGTCCTGGTATAGGCAGTCTAAGTTGCCCATCACGGTATGCACTTCTTCTATCCTTACCATCACCCAAGTCTTTGAGTAAAGCTAATGCCTCATTGTATCGGTTCTGGTAATTTGTAACAACGTCTGGATCAGATTTCATGAACGCAGCCGCTTCTAATAATGAGCCGTACAACAGCACAGACTCAAAGTTATAGCCAAGCCAACTACTACCCGCATCCACAATAGACTCTGGATAATAGTAATAATGCAATTCTACGTTGTAGCTTGCATCTGGGGTAGGGCCAATAATGTAGGTATATGGTAAAAATTGCCCATAATACCTTGGCACACCTACATCATCAGGGCTTGGATATGACTGCCGAATAAAGTTAACGTCTTTATCAATTAAGAACTCTTGGGTTCCATCTGGCAGTATGACAGCCATAGAGAAAGACGCCAAGTAATCCGTTGGTAAAGTAAGGTACTTATCCCCAGAGCTAAAGTTACCAATCTGGTTTCTACGAATAGCAGGAATCTGAACAGCGTTATAAACACGCTCTTCGCACTGCTGAATAAACGTATTAATCTGATCTACGGAAGTAAAGTTTCCAGCAGTATCAGGGAAATCGTTTTCGCAATATCCTTTAATTGCAGAGACTAATTCGGTATAAGTCATTCGGGTTAACCCTTAAGCCATTGGTCCGCGTGAAGTAAAGCCTTTTGTAGCTGCACCTGATCCACGCTGCTTCATTTCACCATTCTTATTGATTGGTTGATCGTTTTTCTTGGTATAGCCGCCAACAGACATGTTTACGCTGTCTACGCCATTGCCTGGCTTAGTAACTGCAGACTTTGCTGTAGTTATTTTCTTGCCTGACATAGTATGTGGCTCGGCATAAACCTCAGCGTTACCAACTTCTTTACCGTTCTTTTTCATGGAATATTTAGCCATTATCGACCTCTGCCTGCTTTTTGGTTCTTGATCTTAGCTAGACCACGACCCATTTTTTTAAGATCGATGTTCTTTACGCCAGCAGTTTTAGTGCCGCCTTTGAGGGCTGTTACTGATGGACCTGAATTACCAAGGTTTTTACCCTCAGTTTTACCTTTTTTTGCTACGCCGTCTGCGCCTGATTTAAACATGTTCTGCTCCTTAGTTTACCGTTACCGTTACTGTACCAACTACTACTGATTGTGCCAAGTCATTTGGGGTAAGTCCATCATCATTACCCCTAGCACCGCCCACAGGGTTCCAGCCCCATTGAATGATTCTACTACCCTGCTCTGCATAACCAAAGCCATCTGGCCCTTCTCCTGAGATATTAATCTGCAATCCGCTCTGCCCAGATACCAAGTAACTTACGTCAGGTCTTGGCTCCCGTACTGCTTGTGGGTCATTTACTGGATACATACCCAATTGCAACTGCGGTTGATCTGGTTCCCAGCACTCTTGACAGACTTTAATAGTGACCTGCTTCGTCTTAATCGTCAGTTTTCTAAGCTCTTTTAGCTTATATCGCTGACCACATCGGTCGCATTCGGCAATCGCATACTTACCAGAAGAAAACTGACTAGGCATGATTAGCTATAAAACATATTACGGGGGACAAAACGAACTGCTGCTGTCTCCCTATCTTCATCACCTGCCAATTGGAACTGCTGCTCGTATTCTGCCTTAAGCATTTGTATACGCCCAGGATCAACGCCAGGAATCTTTGCCCCAAGGTAATATGCTAAACCCGCCACCATACATGGGATAAAGCGGAATGGAATGTCCTGTGTACGAATACCGTTACCTGCATCCTGAATACGGCGCATACGGTAATACACCAATGTGTACTGATCGCCAGGTGGGTTTGGGGTAGGCCATACGTTAATGCAAGGCAACTGATTATTAAACACTCCAACACCTGTTAAGTGGGCGGCTGCAGTCGTTCCGTTTTGCCCACGCCAAGCATTAACTATTTGATTTCCAACGATATTTTGATAGCCAATCGTTTCGTTACCAATATTGACAAAACCCTGAGTAGGAAGATTAGCTGCGCTTGCCAGCGTAATTGTGGTGTCATCTGCATCAATACCACCAACTATGGTGGTCTGCGCTACGCTTGCAACACCGCCACTTTGACGGTTAAACCACATCTGGATAGGGCGTCCAGTAGTGTTTTTGTTGGGGATGGTCATGTACGTAGGTTCGCTAATACGGGTTAAGTTGATGTCTGTTTGATTAGACTGACTGCCGTTATTAGTACGAGTACCTGCGTCCAAAATGTCGATAGTATCTATAGGCACTGCATATAGAGCCTGCTGTGTGTTCATTACAATCTGACCCTGCTCAACCGTCCATAAGTTAATACCACGGTTAGCCCACTCAATCGTCAGAATGTTTAAAGATCGCCGTGCAGTGCGGAAGTCATAACCTGATCGAACTTCTAAACCACAACGCTCAAACGCCTCCTCAATGAGGTCGTTCATGTCTAGGTTAAAAGCGGTAGATCCTGTAGTGGTCATGCTACTTTACCTTTCGGAATGGCTTTACTTTTGCTTTTACTTTTGCTGGCTGGGGCACGAACTGCTTTCCCTGTGCTTTTCCCGCTCGTTTTGCTCGCGTTGTTGCTGCGTACTCCTGCGGGCTTAGCGACTGGATTGCTTTTTTTGGCAGGTACCGCTCGCCTGTTTCGGACGACTTTTTCCCCGACTTGGTTGTCCACTTCTGGTCGCCCCACGCCTTCAGGCTTCGTTGTGATTTCGCTAGTGCCACCGAGTAACCTCCAGAGCCAATTAAACATTTTAATCACGATAACCGCCACCAGCGGCTTTATATTTCTTAGCTACTAACTGTGCCTTACGGGCTGACCACTGACCTGCGCCAGTACCATGGGTTGCAGCTGCCTTAACTTGAGACACAATGCGCTTACGCAGTTCAGGCTTAGTATAGTTACCCGCAGCATTAACCTTGCCACCCTCTTTATATTTGGTGAAATCAGCACCGTCTTTACGGGTTTTCTTAACGCCTTTACCCATCTTAGAGGGCATTATGGCGCCCATACCTCTGCTTGGTCTCATGCTCTTGTCTTCCCTCTTATACAGCAACCATCAGCACGCTTAGATGCACTAGATACCTTGCCACCAGCTTTAAACGGTTTGTCTAAGCCCTTCATACCACTGAAATCGCCACCAGCCCCACCGCTACCTGCACGGGTGTGCCCGAAGTCTTTATTAGGCTTTCGGTCTCTAGCTTTTTCTGCGCGTACTTCCTCTGCAATTGCTCTTACCTTCGCCTTGGCTTCTTCAACCTTCTTGCGTTTGTTGTCGGCTTCTGAATCGCCGAGGTCAAGAGTCATTTGCTCAGCCATATTACGCTCTGGTTTTACCCCGAATAGCGCAGCCATCAGCACGTTTAGAGGCAGAAGACTTAATTACACCCCCAGCTTTCTTACTTAGCGCACGAATAACTTTTTCACTCTCTTTGGTAGCGTCTTTTTTGACATCTAAGCGATTACCTACATAAGCGCCACCAGTTAAATCTTCATTTAACTTTGCCTTAAGCATACGACCAGCACGAGGAATCAAATCCCGATCTTCTTCGTTTTGTTTGCGGTCAATGTCCGCTACGATTTGGTCTGGTGATTTATCCATGATTAGCAGGCTCCGCCTTTTTTCATCTTAATCATAGTGCCTTTGGTCTTGCCGCGAACTTCGCAACCGCCACCTTTAGCCATACCGCCAGCCTTCATGCCGTGCATCTTTTTCTCATGACCTTTAACAGCTTTAGCAGCTACTTTTTTCATCATTGGTCTATCTTTAGCCATGTCTGAGTGAGCAGCGCCACCCTCTTTCATAAAACCCATTTTATTGCGAACAGCTTTAGGTAACTTAGCCATACCTGGGTTTTTCTTCATATCTGTTGGTTTCATAGGTCCACCTTCTTTAAATGTTTTGCCTTTGTCGGCAGTTAAAAATTCCTTCCCTACGGAGGAAGGTACACCTGCTTTTTTGGCAAACTTTGGGTTATTAGCCACAGCCGCCATGAAATTGTGTTGCTTTTTTGAAACACTTGGCATTACTTACCTTTTAATAAGTTCGTCAATTTTGCTTTCAAGTTTGTTAAACCTTGCATCCATGTGTTCAACAATGCGGTCAACTTCTGCTTTAGTAACGTTATCACGGGCTACCTCTTCTCGTGTTTTATTTAACAAAATATCAATGCGTTTTAACTCATTAAACTTTTCGTGCATGATGTATCCAAGCAAAGCCACAAATATACTCAGTCCACCAGTCCAGAGTTCTAACATATCTAGCATTTCCACCTCTTTAGAGAGGCGGCCTTCCTAGTTGGACGACCTTTTTCATCTTTCATCGGACCAGGCATGCCAGACATACGGGCACAGAACGACTTCTTGCGGGCGCCACCTTCAGGCTGTGGAGCCTTTAGATTCGAGCCAGTCGCTGCATTATACTTAGCACGACCTTTGGCGGTAAGCCCAGCACCCTTAGATACAGGCAGCTTTTCACCACGACCAATCGCAAGAGAGACGCCTTTCTTCTTAGCCATAGAACACCGTTGCAGTTACGCTTGATCCAACCCCTACAAAGAATCCATTAGGGCATTTAATGCCTTCACCTGGAATCTTAATAGGCAAACCAATCGTATTAAATGTATCAACTTCTAAGTAAATATCTGTGTACATTGTAACTGTACCATTTGCCGTTCCTGATGTTACTGAGACAACGGTAAATGTATTTGTTGTTACATTAGCTACTTCATAAACGCCATCCCGCATGGTTGTTCCAGCGGCTACATCTAAAAATACACGTTGACCATTTGTTAAACCATTGTCATTAATCGTAACCGTAACCGCTGTTCCCGTTCTGCTCCAAGTACCAG